CGTTCCGGTAGATGTATTCGCCATGCATGACAGCACCGACTACCGTGGGCTTGGCCAGCAGATACTTGCCAGCCTGCACGCCCACCGGAAGAAAGCTCTTGGTTTCGTTGGCGCCCAGCACAACTTGGTCGATACGCTCGCCGGCAGCGCTGGTAGCGTCGTCGGACAGGAACAGGTCTACCGTGACGCCGGTGCCGGCCGTGTCGCTCACGACGAGGTTGTAGAACTCGGCCGATGCACCGACAAGTGCACCGATAACCACGTTATCGCTCGCGGCCGCGAGCGTGATCAGGCCAGTCATCTGACCAGATTTGATTGACATAAAGCCTCCACTTGAGCGAGCCGCTCATTCATTTTTTGTTGGATGGCGCGCATCTCGCCCAGCGCGGCACTGACGGCCGCCACTTGCTGGCCAATCAAGGCGCGCATATCGCCCAGCTGTACGCGAAGCCTTGCCGGAAGCCCCGGATCGGTGACTACGCGCGCGAATGCAGCGTCTATTTGGCGAGGCAGTGCGGTGCCGAGTCGGCCAACGGCTACCGAAAGCTGATCGGATGACGCTGTGGTTTTCTCGACAACGACGATCGTCGTATTGACCGAACTGGTCAGCGTCTCCAGGAACGCAATGAACTGGTCGGTGCCGATCAACTGTGGTTCGCCAAGCAGGCCGGCCACCTCATGCACTAGCGGCTCGTTGTCCAGCGGGCGGTTGGTTACGCTCATTCGATTTCTGCCTGCATCCCTTCAAGCGAGAACTGGACTTGGCCAGTACCACGCAGCCGGATGCCCATGAACGTTTCGTAAAGCCCCAGGCCGCCGCCCCAGAACACGCGCAGGTCGTATTCGCCAACATCGCCCAGGGTGTGATAGTGGTAATCGGACCAGTTGCGCGCATCGCGGCTCAGGGACAGCCCGATGCTGGCCGGGCCCTGCCCGGTGAGCGAGTCGATCTCAAGCGACGGCACCGAGAAGTAAGCATCTCTCGGCCCGCGCACGAAGGTTTGCAGCATGTATTCGATCGACTCGCCGTATTCGTACGGGAGCCGCGAGAGCTTCCCAATCTGGCCGGTCGTGCGATCGGCGGCATAGTAGCGGCCGTAGGCGAAGCAGATGCCGCGCGCACGCCATGGGCCGATCTCTGTGGTATCGATATTGGAGTCTTGATAGATCCATGTGCCGTTGACAAACGTCAGCGTGACATCGCCAATCGTCCAGGTTAGGAATATCGAGTTGTTCCATGTGAAACTGTCGACGGTGGCGGCTTCGAGCTGCGCTGCCGTGTACTGGTTGATGATTTCGCAGATGCGCTCATTGGACAGCTCTACCACGCTACCGGAGCCCATCGCGCAGATGATGTAGCTCTGATCGCGACGTCTACCGATAAATGCGAACGTGGTCTGGTAGCCGATACAGCCCGACACGTAGCCGACATCGACCCGGGCGCCCTCACGTCGCGCAAAAGGCGAATCTTTGTCGCCCGTCGAGCGAAAGCGCTCCGACGAATCAGTGCCGAGGATGTGCAGCTCGTTCGATACGTTGAAGCAGTAGCGGTTTTTGTCCGGCAATTCTTCAGCGTCGAAGAAGGAAAGCGCGCCGATCTGACCAATATCGTCGATTTCGGTATAGAACGCGGGCGATCCATCCGAGGGGATGAATACAAAGCGTCCGTCCATGTAGTCGACCGATCGAGAGGGCAAGAAATCCGGGTCGCTGAATGGCTGCAGTCCGTATATCGAAAAGGAGTAGCCGGGACCGCCCTCTACAATGATTACGATCGCTGTTTGGCCGCCGGCAAAGAAGCAGCGCGCCGAGCCGGGGATGGTCCCGACAACGTTCATGTTCAACGCCGCATCCAGCCGATACAGCGTCGTCCCGATGACATAAAAAGCGTCGCCGGTGAGATACCAGGAGCCGGCGCCGCGACAGCCCTGAGTGGCAACGGTGGTCAGCAGATCAAGGCCGGGCGTACGTGCCAGCCCATCCTGCCCCGGATATAGGTTGACCAGCAGCTCGCGCGTCTTCGGCATCGTGCTGACGCCGGTGATGCCTTTGGGTAGCGGGATCGCCGTTGTCACCCGACCACCTCGATCGAGAAGAGAAAGTCTTGCACCTGGCCGTTGGCGTAGGTCGCGCGCGCTCTCACTTTCTGCGTGCCGCTGGTGGTGAATTGCAGTTGTGCCGATGCGAGATTTGCGCTGAGCGCCTGATTGCTGATCGCCACGCTGCCGCCCTCAACACTCCAGGCCACCGTGGCCACCGACGTGCCGCGCAATACGGCGTCGCCGTCGAAATCGGCGTAATAGGTATCTGACTCACCACGGTTCACTTGGCCGTAATAGCCGAAGTCGGACCAGTCGAAGCCGCTATAGAACGTCCAGCACCATGCGGAGTAGGTTCCGTACCATGCGTTGCCAGAACCGCGCGGCAATGTGTCGGGCAGCGAGCAGCCGATCGGTTGCCGGGCCGCATTGCGCAAGATGCGCTCACCCTCATCGCCTAGCGTTGGCGGGATCTTGGCCTGCAGGAACGGTGCGACCTCGCGGGCCACCATTTCCTTGAGGCCCTTGGTCGCCCAGGGCTGTTCGCGCAGATCGGCGTTGACGTTGGCCGGAATCTGGCGTACCAAAAATACGTTGTCGCCGCGCAGCGCTTTCAGCAAATCCACCAGCGTTGTAAATGCCCGCTCCTGGTGACGCGGATCAACGGGCAGGATGCCGTTATTCAGGTTGAGCAGCGTCAGAGCGTCATTGGTGATGGTTTTGCAGGTTGTCATTCGGTGATTACCCGGCCAATGCTTCGTCGATGCGTTCTTTCAGCTTCTTGTCGCTGGTGCGACCGTCGAAGTCGATGCCGAGCTCGGTGGCTTGGGCTTCGAGTTCGTCGCGGGACATTGTGCTGGGTGCGGGTGCGGCGGCAGCGACCGAAGTACTCTCCGGCGAATCTGCCAATGCTTCGTCGGCGGTGAAGCGCCATCCCTGCTCTTGCAGCGCCGGAATATCGCGCGCGCGGTGCGCAATGACTGCGATGTAGCCTTCGTCGTTGTCGGCACGCTTGAACATCTGGCGAGTCGTTTCGCTTGCTTGGCTCATGTAGAAATCCTTTAAAAAGGGAGGGGCTTGCGCCCCTCCGAGGCTCCGCTGTGGGCGTTAGAGGCCGAAACCCTGGCCGGCGAGGAACGGATTGAGTACCGCCAGTACCGGCAGGATGTCGATCCGCCAGCGCTGAAGGTTCTTGTCGCCGTCGCTGTACTGCGTGATACGCATCGACAGGCCGTCCTTCGTGGTAGCGATGGTGTCGGTGGCGTGCAGCTTTTGCAGCGGCACGGTCGCAATACCGAATGCCGACTTGTGGAAGAACATGTTCGGCTGGTAGGTGGTGCTTGCCGAGCCCAGCACGTTGAACACGTCACCCGAGGTCAGCGGTGCGCTGATGGTCTGGTACTGTGAATCCAGGCCGGTGGTGCCGTAGATGGCCGGGCCTGCAACCGTGACCGTACCTGCGCCTGCGCCATCGGTATCGCAACCGGTGACAACGGTGCAGCGCCATTTGACCGGCGTACCATCCGCACCCATCACAGGCTTGCGGGTCAGCATGTTGATGCGCGAACGGGCATTGGCACCGGTGCCGGTAAACTCCAGGATGTCGCCCGGCTTCACAGCGCCCACGGTGTTGATGCTCAGACCGGTGAGGCTCAAGGTCTGGATCATCGTGTCTTTGTGGGTCGCCCAGGTGGCGTTCGGAGTAGCCGCCAGCGCGCCGGCTCGGTCGGATGCAACGCCGCTCGCATAGGTATTGAGCGCGTTCGACGAGATTGCCGTCATGCCAGCGAAGGGCAGAGCGATGCGGGATTGCTCCCACGCCGTTTTGACCAGCTGCTCTTGACGCAGACCGCCCTGAGCAACTGCCAGATTGACTTGCGTGAAGTCGTTCATGATGTAGAAACGTTGGCCGTCAGCCGGTGCACCGATCGCACCCAACAGGGCGTTGGCGCTGGCTACGTCCGACCATGCATCTACCGGCGTGCCGGGCGTGCCGATCGACAGGTTTCCGTTCTTGATCATGAAGTCGCCGAGCATCAGCTCCAGATCGGTTGCCACTGCAGTAGCAGCGGGCGCGACGATCTCGCGGAACTGATCGAGCAAAGTAACTTCTTCCAGGCCGGTGTAATCCAGCGGAACGGTGATGAAGTTCTGCACGGTCGCAGCAGCACGGCCTACGCCCATGCTGTTCTTGGTCGATGCAGAGATATCGCCGTCCGAGGTCTGGATCGGGCGGTATTGCGTCGGTCGTTTGACGTATACCGTGCTGCCGGTGTCGGGTTGGATTTTGCCGTCGACGATGGTCGTATCGACCGATTTCGACAGCACGCGCTGCGCCTCGAAGGATTCGACGAATACCTTCGCGACTTTGGTGGAGACGTTTGAACTGAGATTGTTGGTCATGATGGGTCCTTAAGAAAAAGTGGCCCCCTGCGCAACCGTGTCCCATTCGTTTTCGCGGCGAGCTGTGCCGCGCGATGGGGTTGCGGGATCGGGCGCCTTGGTGGCATGAGGTTTTTTAGCGAGCGCTTTGGGCTTGATGACCGTCGCGATCTTCACGGCCGCTTGAGTCGGATGCAGTGCGCTGAGCGTGGCGAGTTCGTCAGGGTTGGCAGCGAGGTAATCGATCAGGCGTGCGCCGTCGGTGTCGGAGTACAGGAAGAAAGCCAAATCCTGATTGACGCCAACTTCTTTCAGTACCTGTTCGTTTTCTGCCATCCGCTTTTCGGATACGCCGGCCTGCACACCGTTCTCGATGTAGGCGGTCACGATTTCATCGCGCTGGAGTTGAGCCTCGCGCATGACTTCTTGCTGTCTTGCGGTTTGCTCGCGTACTTGAATCGCCTGCGTCGCTTTCCACGTCGCCAGATCCACGAGGGCCTGATCGCGCTCTGCCAGTTGCTTCTTGTACTCGGCGGGGTTGTCGTACTTCAGATCCTCGTCCGGGTAGTCGGGAACAACGGGCGGCTTCTCGTCGGCCTCTGCGGTTGCAGTGGCCTGCGGAGATTTCTGCGCTTTCAGTGCTTCGAGTTCCTGGCGCATCTGGTAATTGCGCGCGGTCAGAGTCGCAATGCGCTTCGCTTCGCCGGTGAGTTTCTTCGGCTTGTCCTCGTTTTCTTCGGACTCGCTGTCGATCTCCTCGGCTTCTTCGGATGCAGGCGCTGCTTCCTGCGCAGTGGATTCCTCATCGACGCTATCCAGGTCAGCCTGGGTCAATTCGATTTCGGTTTGTTCCACTGCTTCGTTCAGCTCATCACTCATGGTGTCCACCTTTTTCTGCTGGTTAGGCTCACGGGTTACGCCCGTTACTCGGCCGAAATGGCAATAGAAAGCCCTCCGAAGTGAATCGGTGAGCTGTGTTCGAATCGGTTTAGTGGGGAGGAAAGAAAAGGCCGGTTACCCGGCCATCGTGATTAGCAGGGTTTACCTTTGGTGCCCTTACCTTTGCCTTTGCCTTTTGCCATGACGCATTCCTCCGTTGGGGTGAACTTTTAACTGTGCTCGA